GAGTGTGAGGTTTCCGCGAGGATCTGCCAGCCCTTGCCGCAGTCCTGCGACTGAGAAGGCTTGGCAGGGTGTTCCGCCGACGATGAGGTTAGGTCGAAGAGTGTCTGGCCAGTCATTGTGTTTTGTCATGTCGCCCAGGTTGGGGGTTTCCGGCCAGTGATGGGCAAGCACGGCGGAAGGGAACTTCTCGATTTCAGCGAAGGCACAGGCTTTCCATCCGAGCGGTTCCCACGCCACAGACGCGGCCTCAATGCCGCTGCACACAGAAAGAAAAGAAAATGAACAAGGCATCGCATCCGACGCCGAGGAAGTTGGTTGTTGAATCGGAGTCATGCGCGGCGCGGATGGATTTGATCGTTCAACTTAACCTCAATCCATTGCGATCTGTTCATCTTCCCGCGCTCCCGATCGATCTTAGCCCATAGGCCAATAGGTAGGGATACGCTGCGGCTGATGCGGTTTCGCTTTCCGCCTAGGCCTGGTTTCCGGCCTGCGCCTTTCCGTGCGCCTCCGTGCTTTTTTATGATGTGGATGGGGTTGGTCATGCTGTCTGGTTTGGAGTTGTTGGTTCAAGCAAGGTAAACATGCCAGACAAATGCCCCGTCAAGAAAAGTGGCGCAATAATCGCTTCCATCATCGGGGCATTCTTGTCCCGTGCCGATAACGTGGTAAGTCCTTTCCTTGATTTCGCTGTCCGTGTTGACTTCGGCCCAAATGCAAGGTGTTCCGCATGGATCAAGTCCGGCATGACAAGTCCATGAATCGGAAGGCATAAAAAACTTACCGTATCGCTGAACTTGAATCGGGTATTTGTGGATGGTAATCATGATTAATTGCTTCGATGCGGGGATCCTACCCATTGGATGATTCAGCGCAACTCTTTTTTTCAAGAAAGTTTCCGTTCCATTTCGCGGCGAGTTTTTCGGGCTGGTAATCGTCAATCGCGGCCACGGTCTTTCCCTTCCCGATGCAATGGATGAACGTGCATCCCGGCTCATACCGCATGATCGCCTTCGATCCGCACTGGCATCGGGCTAGGGTCTGGTTGATTTGGCTTATTACGTCACTCATTGCCTGTGACTTGTTATTTTGATCCCGTGATGCCATCCGACAACGGTTATTTCCGCGCCAAGTTTTGATCGTAAAAATGTTGCTAAGTCCTCTTGATAGATTTTAGACGGCGCGGCTTTTATGGTTAGGTGAATTTCCTCAACCATGATCGTCTGTGTGGATCGTATCGTGATTTCGTAAACGTCCCTCAGCCCGCCGTTAGGGCAATCGGCTTGATGCGTGATTTCGTAAATGTTCATCGGAATAAGTCGGGGTGATTGTGATCGTGGGAAAGGTAGCTCTGAAGCTCTTCAAGGCGCTTGGGGTCGCGGAACCATCCTGTTCCGTCGCAAGACTCCGCTCCGGCATTTTCTGCCATTAGGAGAAGGCGCAATGAGTTGACTCGCCCAACATGGACACGCGGAAATCTCTCAGTCCATTCCGGCAGTGATCGCCATTTCCAGCTTGTAGAGCCGCCGACAAAAACAACTTCCGACTCGGTTGGAACATCAGCGGGAGTCATCCCGTCTTGAACTGCCATTGCCATTCTTACACCAAACGCCTGCAAGGCCGGGGCGTGGATATCCCAAAGACGAAGAGTTTCGTCGCGGTTTCCGATTGAATCGGGAACAACTACCCAAAGCGGATTCCATCCTGAGTATCGGTCTAAGAATCGGTAAAGCGGTTCCTCACTCCATTTTTTACCTGTCGAGAACGCCCCGAATACTCCGTTGTCCAATGCCCATGGGATGCCTTGAATCGGTTCAGCTAACCTATCAACGGAATGAAGATGCGCAAGTCTTCCTGGGTGTTTGCCGAAAAGGTATCCGGCGTTAAAACCTACGCAGTTTGACGGCATGACTACCATATTCCCTCCTCTGCTTTGCACGATCCGCATTGTCCGCATGGCTTATCGCCGCCCGCATAACACCACCAGACCATTGATCTTTTGATTCCGTAAAACTTTGCCTTTTTAGCGATGTCGGCTTTCGTCAAATCCAATAGTGGAGCTTCAACGCGCAGGTCGTATCCGCTCCCTAGTATTGCGTGGCGCACGTATTCCAGAAATCCGAGTCGGCAGTCGGGAAACAAATCCCGGTCTGTGGCGTTTGCTCCGATGGTGATCTGGTCATTTCCGTTTGCGATTGCGTAGTTTGCGGCATGGGCGAGGAAAATCAGGTTGCGAGCCGGAACGATAAACGAACCATCGCCCCCAGTTAGCGATGATCCTTGTAGCTTAGGCAGCTTCAATACGTGAAGCGGGATTTTCTTTTTCCAGCAATGCCATTGCGCTTTGTCAAATTCCTTGGAGTGCGTTTGGCCGTAATCGTAGAACAAAGCTGCGGCTGGTCGCATCTCGTAAAGAAGGACGGTTGAGTCGAGTCCTCCTGAGTAAAGCAAGAGGGGGGATTTTGCGGGTTTTCTTCGGCAATTTGCCAGCATGTCTGGTTCGTTCATATTTTTGTGGTCTGGTTTATGGCTGGGATGGGGTCGGTCATGGTTAGAAATTCACGGGCTTTTTGCAGTTGGTTTGGGGCTGTTCCGGTGGTTCGCCTTTAACGAATCGGACATGCTCCCTGTCGAGAATCAGTGGCAGTCTTTCCCCGCCGCGTGAGTTGTGCCGATCCTTGGTGATGAGGATGTCGATATGCTGCTTGTAGGCGTCGCTCTTCTTGTCCTGATCCTGCCGTATGCTTATCGTCCAATCCGAATCCTCCTCGATTGCGCGGGCGTGTTTCGTTTCCCCTTCGCTGTTCTCCTGGGACATGATGGCGATGAAAATCCCAAGCTCGGCGGCTAGTTCTTGGATTGAGTTGGAAATGCCCATGATTTCCTGCTCCTTGCTCAATCCCCGCTCGCCGCGAATGAGTTGGACGTAATCCAAAAACGCCACCTTTATCCCGTGCTTGCGGTGTGCTCGGCGGATCGCTGACAGGATGGTTGCGATCTGGCGATTAGCGGGCGGGTCGAAGTGGAATCCGCCAGAAACGATCTTGCGTAAAGCCTTGGCGATGTCCTCCTTTTCTTGATTCGTGATCTTTGCGCGGCCTTGCATCTGAGCGTATTCCAGCGGCGATGTGATGGCGGCGGATGGAAGGCGGGAAAGCTGGATGATGCATCGGGAATAAGCCGCGTCAACCGTCCCCTCCAATGGCAGGTAAATCGCCGGCGTTTCCGGTGAAGCTACTCCGCACATGATTTGCGTGGCGAGGGTTGACTTACCGCCGGATGATCGGGCGGAAATCACGCCTACCATGCCTGGGTGAAGTCCACGAAGCGCGTTGTCGATTTCCCATATGCCCGTCTTGATGCCCATCGGCAGCTTTTCTCCCCGCATCAGCTTTTCGTAATTCTCCCACCATATCCGGCCAAGCTCTTTAGCGTCCGGCGCGGGCTTGCTTCCGGTGATGAGGTCGTGAAGCGCGGTAATCGGCGCGGATGTGGCCTCGATCAGTTCCGATGGTTCCGGGGCTTCGTAGGCGATGGCGACGATATCATTCGCCAGTCGTATCGCCATCCGGCACGCGTATTTTTTCCGCAACTCTTCAAGGTGGTGATGGAAATGGCTTGGGACATGGAAGTAGCCGTAAATCTCGGTAACGTATCCCGCCCCTCCGCACGCTTCCAGCTTGCCGCAGTCTAAAAGCATCTGAACAAATCCGATATAGTCAAACTCCCTGCCTGATTCCGCCCATTCGGTCATTTTGGCGTATATGAGGCTGTTTGACGGCAGGTAGAACCATTCCGGTGATAAGTCCCCGCGTTCGTGCCAAAGCTCCGGGAATTGCATCAGCACGCTTAATACGGCCTTTTCCGGCTGGACTGCGTGCGGGAGTGCGCGGGTTACATCGCCTTCCGCCCATTTGGAGGTTTCAAAGCTCATTGCGGCTTGCGATACGAATCCCAGTTAAATTCCACGGTTACGCCGTTGCCCCGTATGCGGTCGATTACGGACGTATTGAGCGATGCGGCTAGTTGATGCTTGCTTAGGTTGGCAATTAGGATCGTCGGCTTACCCTCGGCGTATCGTGCATCAATCAGGTGAGTTAGCAGGCGGTTTTCCCAGTCGCTTTCGGATCGCTCTTGCATCTCGTCAATCACAAGCAAATCCGTTTTGGCAAGGTCGTCAATTATGTCCATTTCGGAAACGTCCCGATTTGAGAACGTGGCGCGGATTTCGAGAAAGAATCGCATTGCTGTGCGGTAGCGGGATGATCCGTTGCGGATGGCAAACTCTGCGGCGAGCCTGGTCTTGCCGTTTCCGCGCTGTCCGCAAAGGAGAATGATCCCGCCCGTGTTGACCTTATCTTGTGCTTTGCGGGCCGCTGATAGCCATTCCTCGCCCGTTGGTGGGGCGGATAGGACTCGATCCACCCAAGCGGAAGGCCATCCGGTTTTTACGCCTAGTGCGTTGGCAATGAGGGTTTCGTTTTTGCGCTCGTAATCCGGCTCCGTGGCTTCGTATAGGTGCGGGTGCGTGTATTTGGTTTCTTGGCTCATGGCATTGTGTCGATTAGGTGTTGGCGTTCGTTAAATGGGTCGCGGTGGATGGCTAGCTGTTTTTGGGCGGGTTGGGTGGATTGAGGTGGTGGGAAAAAAGATTGCCAGTTTTTTTCGATAGCATACTCAATCCATTCGATGGCTGTATTTTCTCCAAGCGATTTAAGCTTCTTGAGTTGCATCTTGATGGATTGATCCGTGAGGGGCTTCTTGAGTTGTTTTCGATGTAATTCCCAGTCAGTCCAGCTTTCCTTGAATTTATCTGAATCAAACGGCAAATCTATCCTTATTGGGAGAACCTTAATGGGAGTATCCTTAATGGGAGAACCTTTGTGTTCCACTTTCGGCACGGGTGGTGTGCCACTTGTGGAACGGGTGGTGTTCCGTTTTCGGCACGGGTGGTGTTCCGTTTTCGGGTCAGGTTGTGAATTAGCCTGTTCCACTTTCGGCACGGGTAGGTGTGCCACTTGTGGAACGGGTGAGGTAATATAAACACTCGTTTGGCCTTGCCGCGAAACCTTGGAAATCATCCCTTTTTCCTGTAATGATGCGAGGGATTTAAACATTCGTTTCCTGTCCATCTTGCAGATTTTCGCCGCTTCCTTGGCCGATCCGTAAAGCTCTCCCCTGCGGTAAATATGGCACATCACCCGAAAGGCATAGGGGTCAAGTTCTGCATCGTCTAGCCATGCGGGGATGAATGCGGTTTTCATAGGGTTAACAAAAAGCCCCCATACCTGCCCACCTGTGCAACCCCGGAATGAAAAACGGGCAGGTGAGCGGATATGGAGGCTGTTTGGTTTGGTTTCATTCTATTCGATCCGGTTGCAGCGGAGTCTTGCGACAGGGGTTTTATTACATCTCGGCGTTACAAAGTCAACCCAACTTATTCGATGTTTCGCGCAAGGGGTTATCTGATTCAATTCTAAAAAACCGATTCCAGTATTCAACCCGCTCATCATGATTCATTGCTTCCACTTCGGCGGTTATTTCTGATAGCCGATTCATCAGCGTTTGACGGTATGACAAAAGAACGGATTTGGATGTCCCCAATCCCTTTTGAAGTCCGGTGCGATAGCCTTTGCTGTATCCCGTGGCATGTCCTTGTTGGTATTCTTGCGTATGTTTCATATATCCAGCTTGCTGCTAGTTTCCTTCGCGGGTTTTCTGCTATCGCTCATGCGGGTGATAATATCCTCGGCCAGGTCGAGCTTGCGGATGGCTTCGTCGCGCTCGCGTTCAAGTTTGCGGGCGTGTTCGATCGGGACAACTCCAGTCCATCCCATTTCGGGATTATAAAGACCATCCGTTTCCGGCGTGTCTGATTGGTTCATGGTGTTGGTTGGTTAGATCAGAAAGGCAATGGATCGCAATCATCATCCTGCCACCCCGCCTTAGTGTCCGCTGTCCCGCCCGCTGCCGTGCGCTTATCGTTGGATGAATGCGCGGTGGTCTTGATCTCGACATGTTTCCAGTTGCCGATGATCGCGCCCTTCTCGCCCGCATCACGCCTTTCCTTGCCGATGTCCTGAATGATAAAACCGTCGTTATCATATTGATCGCGGCCATCCCGATTATCCATCAAGGTGAGATCAAGATACGTGCCTTTTGCGCCTTTGAATAGCGCGGTTTTATCAATCTTGGTTACGTCTATTTTTAGTCTTTGCATGTTATTGGTTGGTGAGTTGTCCCCGTTCGGCCTGCATCGCGGTGATTAGTTGCATGATGGTTTCAAAAGGTTTTTTCCGGATGAACTTCCCAGTTTTGGATAGCTGACTTCATTGCGAGAGATAGGGCTTTGTATTCCCGTTGTCCGAATATTTCAACGATTTCGGAGGGGTAATATTTTGCCATGCGTTTTAGTTTGGTTTCAGAGGTAGCGTCCATATATCCCTTTACCTCGATGTATTTATGAGATCCGTCGTTAGCAAATACCTTAAAGTCAGGGGTGTAGCTTCTTGTTCCACGTTTTATATTGAGGAAGTAGAAAGTATCCACTTCGTATTCCCACCGGGATATTTTGCCGTTTGATTGTAGAAAATTTAGGTATCTGGCGTAGTTAGCCTCCCATCGTGAACGGAAATATCTATTTTCCAAATCCGCCCTTTTGCCACCGACGGATCTAGTTTTAATGCCGCGACTCTGATCTTTTAGACGATGAATTGAGGAGCAGCTAGCGTCGCAGAATTTGGCTTCTCCTGGATTCATCCTTCCCCCCCTTCGCCGTATCCCCACTCAGGAATATCAAGCTCCACCTCGCCATCCCACATTGAAGGCCATTCGTTGTGCTCCAGGCACTCAGCAAACCGCTTTACGCCCGTTCGGTATATGTCCGCGCCGTAGAGGATTGCCCGCAGCGGTAGCTCGATTACGGCCACTCGGAAGGGAGGCTTGGATGTTACGAATATGAACTTGAACTTGGTTCGCTCTTGGCCGGATGCGATGGAATAACCTTCGCAGTATGCTCCTGCCTGAATATGATAGCCCCAATCGCAGATGTAATTTGCCAACTTGCGGCGGGATTCAAGCGCGGACGGATCGCACGTTTTCAGATCAACGATGGTTTCGCCGTCGTCGGGCAGGATGTCGATAAGCCCTTTTGATCCGAACGGATATTTCGTGGCATGGCGGAAAGCGACTTGGAGTTGTGCATTTCTCCTCAATGCCTTCGCTTCCGGCTTGGCGTAAATCGCGTTCATCTGCGCTTGTGCGGTGTCAAAGTCGGCTTGCTTCAATACAACCTTGCCCGATTCCTCCATTTCCGTTCGCCATGCTTTTGACTCGTTGCTTCGGAAATCATCGAAAATAGACATAGCATATCGGTCATGGAACGTATGAGACTCGGTCAGCAGGCAATCCAGAACGCTCCCGGCTTTCATCGCTCCGGTTGCTTCCTTCCGGATCGATGCCTTCCATGCTGCGGGGTCTTCGATAAAATCGCAGATCAGCGACTTGGAAACGGACTTGCCAGCAACGGTTTCCCATGTGTCGCGCTGTGTGATGTCGTCGGCGCGGTAGTCGGCAAACGGAACTCCGTGGTGTATTCCTGGGGATGGCCAGTTCATTGTGTTGCTCCTTTCGTGCGGGCGGTGATCATGATGTTGGCAATTCTGGCAGCGTGTTCGGCGACATCTCCGATGGTTTGCTCGTTGGCTTGGAATAGTCGATATCCTGGGTTTGCAAGTAGTCCCTGCAATGCCATCCCCGCGAACCAGTCGCGCAAGGACATGCCGTTTCCGCCTTCAAAGAACTCAGCGGCAGTCATTGGCATTCCGTCAGCTTGGCGCGTGAACATAGGCACGGGAAACGCAGGCTCGTTGTTTTTGAATCCAACATTCACGCTTCACCTCCTGTCATTTCGGCGCGTTTCGCCCGCATCAAATCAGCATCCGGCTTGGCCTTGATTCTTAGCCCGCAGACAGGTTCCCCGCCAGCAGGATTCCGAACGCCATCTTTGACGTAAATCTGGCAGGGTTTCCCGATCCAGTTCTTGGTATCCGCTCCGAAACAGGCGGCTAGGGTTTTGCGGTTGGTTGCGTTGAGAACCATCCGCTTCGGCTTGTCGTTAAACCCGATGCTGTAAAAAGACTTCTTCTTGCCGTCCTGCATTACCTCGTCGGCGTGTTCGTATACTCCGCTGATCGTAACGGGGATTTCGCCCAGCCCGATAAAATCCTCCGATGCTAGGAACTTGGATTCTTGTTTCATTTGGGATACTTTTCCCGTAAATTGTTTTTCGCTCATTGGTGTTGTTGTTTGGAGATTAATCCCCCGCCCGCGTTGAATGTGCTCCCTTGCAATGTCCAGTTTTGCGGGCGGGGAAAGGGTTATTTTGCGCTCAGGTGATACGCGACGGCAAGTATCCCCGAAACTCCGACAAGGGCGGCCAGGGCGGGCGCTATTCGCCTTGGGTTGGCGCGGCGGCGGTTGAGTCGGCTCTTGGCAGTCGTGGCGCGGATGTGGTCGATGTAGGATTGAGTGTGCATGGTTTTAGCGGGTCATTTTGTAAACGAAAAATAGGAATGCCGATCCCATCAAGACGGCGCAAACCATCTCGGTGATCTTGACAAACTCCGGCGATGTGGCGGCTAGTATTAGTGTGTTCATGGTTGGTTAGTTCTGGTTGCCCCTCCCCTCCCCTGCCAAACTGACAGGAAAAGCGCGGGGAGGTTTGGGAGATTACACGAGGCAAAGCGGGCTAACGAGTCCATTCGATGTCATCGGCCACCAGCTGCGCTTGATGACTCCTGAGAATCCGGCTTTGTGCTGCTTGCCCTTCATCGCCATCCATGCGGAGTAAGTGGATTCCGAGATTGCGATGCCGTGTTTTTTGCCTGCGGTTACTTTTTTCATTTTGTTTGTCAGTTTGATGTTGGTTGTGTCGGCGTGTCTCGCTGACAAGAAAAGGAATACCCGATTACTTGATTCCGCGCAATAACTTTTTTCATCTTTCCTGCATTTTGTCAGAATCCCCTTGCGGCGTATGGGTTTGCGGGCGCGTGCGGTGATCGTCTAATCTTGGCACGGTTCGACTAACAACTTGTTCTGCTTGCGAAGTGGGCACACGCGGCAGTATTCGCCGCCCGTGTATTTGATTTGGTTGCACGCCATGCCTTTCCAAGATTTCTGGACGCACTTCCTTTCCATCTCTTTCCGATTCGCATCTTGCCGCCGCTTCACATCTTCGATCCGGCATTGTTGCTCGAATGTCAGCGGCACATCTTCGGGGATCGGGTCATACTTTCCGCAGTCGCACCGTTCCTCCTCGCTCTCACAGAAGAAGCAGAACAAGGCCGCCGCATGCAACGCCGGTGGCGCTGCATCTTCAATTCGGTCTATAGGGGCGGCGTGCATGGGCTCAATCGTTAGCGGTAAGAATGATACTGAGAACCGCCCGCACGGTTCGCATCTCTTGCGAGGATATCTCCCCGCAGCGGAGCCGCATTTCTTGGGCGGGCATATCCCGCCAGAACTCCAGATCAGTTCGGAGCTTGTAGCCCGCGATGGCCTGTTTTTTATACTCGTCTCGCTGTTTCGTAAGGTCAGCGACTTTCATTTCGCAGGGCTTGGTTGTGCCGTCATCCATTAAATACATGCTCATATTGATTCGGAGTTGGTTGGTATTTCGGAAGAGCCACAACAAGGTCGCAGATGGCGACGCCGTTGGGCGCGTGTGATCATTTTGGACGCGCAGATCGGCGTCGCGCCATTGCATCGGCGTTAGCCAATGAATCAATATGAGTGAAACTTCCGCTGGCATTTTCCACTTCCTTGAGAACCTCGTCACAAAGTTCACATGGCGGCGACTGCTCTTCGTTCTTTGTGTGTTGTTCTTGATCGCCTCTGGTGTGATTCTCTACGAGGCTTACACGGGACATTTCCGACTGGATAGGATGGCTCGTTCCGCAGAGCTTCTTGAGCAACTTCAAAAGCAACAGGATAGCCTTGTTACACACCCTAATCCCACGCTCTCCAAGATTCACGAAGGCATTGCCGATGAGTTGCAGAGCTACGTAGGCGGAGATCGGTTGCCCTTTCACATGCCCGTTTGGTTCTTGAAGGCACTGGCATCTATAGTTCCTTGGGTATTCGCCGCCTTCATTTTGATTCTCACCAACGATAGCGGGATCAAGAATATGCTCGGGGGCGTTTTGATTATCGCTACGCCACTTGTTTTCATTGGGGCTGTCCTCCCATGCTTCCGACACAGTTGGATCAACTACTTCGGTTACCCGATTGGAAGCTGTCTTCTTATTATGATCATTTTTTGGCGGATCGGAACGCGCAAACCAAAGAAGGCTAACAAGGCGGAGATGGACGACGCCGAGGAAGCCGTCTGATCTTTTTTGGCGTCGTTCGCGGCGCGCCATTCCTATATCGTTCGTCTCACCATAAAGATCCATGTCGAGAGCGCCTAGCATGATGCATCGTTTGTCCTCAACCGCGGAGTCCAGTTCCCGCGTTGTCCATATCAGCTTGCCATCGTTCCGGCGCGCCATGATTTTCAGCACGGTTTCCAGTTGGGCATTGCGGAACTTTTGGGCAGCGAGTTCGTGCTCAGTGTTTTCGGCGTGAGCAATCGCGGCCTTGACCTGCCCAAAGAAAGACGAATAAGGCGTCTCTGATAACGGGGACTCGCCCCGAGTTAAATTTTTCATTTTGGCTTGGTAGTTGTGGGAGTAGTCGGCGGGCGCTCCCGTCCCCGTATCAGGACTCGACGTTCAGGAATTTCGCCGCTTGCCGCTTGGCTTGCTCCAGTTCACCCTGGGTGATCCGTGTTGATGCTTGTGGCTTGATGCGGTGACTCGCCGGTATGTGGTTGTGGGCGCGTGGTTTCGGTTTCGGGATGTCTTTCATTTTCGGTTCTGGTTGCGTTCGGATCATGGTGATTTTTACATGCTGGGAAAGGTCATCACGGTAAGGGTCTTTGATTCCTGGAATGGCCGTGAATGCGTCGGCAAGGTCGACGGCGGTTCGGGCTACCAGGATGAAGGAAAGATCACCCAGAACCACTTCCGTTGCGATCCCAGACTTGTAGGGGATGTGGCGCTTAGTCTTGCCCATCCGCATCCTCCGTTTCCATGCTCAGTCTCATTGCGAGATAGCGATCCCAATATTCCGAAAACGCTTCCTTGATCCGTTCGCGGTTGTCAGGGTCGGCGGCAACGTAGGTATCGGCCAGCCGTTTTATGAAATTCCCGCCGTAGGTCTGCATGGCGGCTATCACTCCGATTTCAATTGAGTTCATTCCCCGCTCCTTTCCGCTAGGTTCTGGATCATGTCGTCATAATCAAACCCGATTTCATCGTCGGCACTTTCGATGGCCGCGATCTGCTTGCCGTGGGTAGTCATGCAGTCCGGGCAATACTTCCCGTCGTATCCCCACCCGTCCGCGTCGAGTTGGTCGGTGATCACGTCCTTGGCCTGATCCCCGAAGTCGTCCATATGTTCTTCCGTTGCGTCGATTTCGGATGGGCTGGCAACCATGTGTTTTTTCTCGCAGTATCCGCATTCAACCCACGCGCTGATTTTTCCGAAGTAGGCTGTCATAATTTCGGGGCGGTTAGGGTTAGGATAATCCGGCATTCCGTGAGTAGTTCCGGCGTAAGATCAATACAGGAATCCTGCGCGTCATAGAGCTTTTGAAATCCCTTCCTGCACGCGGCTAGTCGGCGTTCTAGGCTTTCGGCTTTGCATTTCATTTCTGAGAACGCGCGTTCCGGGTGCATCGGCGGATAGCATCTCACTAGGGCTTCATCCGTCTCAGGGGTCGGGTATTGGCTAATTGGTTTCATAAAGTTGATTTCCATTTCCTTGCGGTTTTCACGGCATCGCGGATGGCGCATGAGAGGTTCCACGCGGCTTCGGCGCTGTCGGTGCTACCGTCCTGCCCGCCCACGATCCATCTCACTTCCGGGTCTTCCCACTGCTTGTCCAGATTTTTTCGCGTCGTAACCCAAACGCTGCTAATGGGCCAGAACCCATCAACCTTGTAAGACACTTCGCGGCGGAACTCGGTGGTTTCCTTTTTGCGGGTGAATGGTTGTTTCATACTGGCGCGACTTGCAAGCGGTTGAATTTATCTGTGATGACGCGGATAGAATAAAGCTTGCCGTGTTCATGTTTGCTTACTCCAGCGCGACTCAAAAGCCCGTGTGTCCAGTCATTCGATTCAACGTGGCAGATTTCTCCTTGGCGCGTAAATCGAGCAAGCAAGGCCGCGTCTCCCGCGCCTCGGTATCCGTCGTGGATTGATGGGGTGTTCATGTCGGAAAGACACCTACCCGATCCCATGAAACCGCGCAACACTTTTTTTCAAGCGGGATGAAAATTCCCAAAATCGCCTTGGGGCGTATAGGATGGAATCAAGCGGGAATAAGCCTATCCTGCCTGAATCGAATCCGGCTGCGGATTTTGGAAATGTGCCGAGACTTGGCAAATACGCCCCCGCCCTCGCGGCTTCCGGCTGCGTCGGTGTTGCCTTCAATCGTGCGCACCATGCCGTTTTCATCCGGGGATGTGGCTGCAATGCCGATGTGCGAAAAGGTGAAAACCACGATGTCGCCGGGGAGAATGTCGCCGCGATGCGGTTTGCGAGTCCATGTCGTCAAATCCTGATCCATGCTCCAGTTCTCCATATCCCATGCTCCGGCTGTTTTAGGGAGTGTGAACGTGCCGGTATGGCCATCAGCTCCCGCTGCCTTGAATGCTTCGCGGATCACCCAGCACACAAAGGCAGCACACCAAGCGTATCCATCATCCCCTGGCTTTGATCCATTCGGGTCGTAGTTGTCAGCGAGGAAATACTTCTGGATTTCAGGCCCCCTATTGGTTCCGTCAACCTCCTCGTTTCCAACCTCGGCTTTTGCGATGCGGACGATCTCATGGGCTAGGTCTTTCATTTTGAGAAGATGGCTTTGGGAACCTCGCCGCTGTCAATCATGCGGTTGATTTCGAGGAACGCATTGTAATCGGGCGTGATCGTTACGGCACATCCGGTCAGGATGTAGATGGCGGCGATGTAGATGACGACGGTGATGATGGAGGTTTTCATTTCGGTTTGGCGATTGCATCCAATGTTGGGATGATCACCGCACGGATGGCAAGCGCGATCAGAGCCGTCCCCATTAGGTAGGGTCGCCATTCAGGCGGCATTGGTAGGTTGGCGGAATCGACTGGCAGGGTTCCAAGTCCGCCCGCCAATGCTGCGAGCGCGGCGGATAGGTTGGTGATGACTTTCACGAATGTTACCTTTTTCATTGGTCGTATTTTCGGTGTTCGGTTTCGATTTTCTGGAGAGTTCCGATCATTTCCCGGATAGCCGCGTTGTTGCTTTCGGCCACGCGTGTCTGATGTTCGAAGGCGGTTAGAACGCGCACGTTAAGGGCGGTTAGATCCTCATAAACCCGCACGGTGGCAAAGGCGAATACGCCGGAAATGATCACGCCGATTCCGAACTTGGCTACCGCCCAGACGATGATCCCCATCCATGTGTCGGGGATGTCGATTTCGGGCGGTGATGTTTGGTTTGCGATCTTGTGTAGTTCTGTTCGGGACATGGCTTTAGTTTCGGATAAAATAAAGGATGATTGTTATGATGACGTAGGCGATCAGTGCGATGCAAAATTCGCTGGGGGGCGCTGTATTTCGCACGCCATACTGGGGGTGGCGTTGCTTCATGGTTGTGGGTAGGTTATGGAAGTTTTCGTGCAGTAATCATCGCGCCTGATAGAACGGTTAGATTCCCCGCGTCGGATACGTTTTGAGCCGCTTGCAATTTGAGAGTGGCTGTGCCGCTGGCAATCGTGAGGATGCGAATCGCTTTGATTAAAGTAGGATTTGTATTCATGTCATTTGGTGGGTTGGACGATGCGGGCTTTTGGGATGGTGAAGGACAATCCTGCCTTAGCTCCCGAGTCCGGAAAAAGGTAGGTCAAGGATGCTGTCACCGGGACGCTGCAAGATGCCAGCATTATCGCGGAGATGGCGAGGGCTGCGGTGGTTAGGCTGGTTTTCATTGTCTTAGGGATTTGCGCGGCCAAGTGATGTCTGGAAGGTATCGACAATCGCCCGCCATGCGGTGCGCTCGGCGGCGGAAAGTCCCGTGAATGCAGCCACCATGCGGAGGTTGGCATTCGTAAATCCGGACGCGCTGCCCGATGCGTTGCGGGCGAGGACATACATCGGGGATGTCCACGGGGCCACGGATGCCGCCGTGTTGGTCGCATCGGTTGCATTGACCGATCCGACGTAATCAGCCGAACCTGTGCGCGTAACGAAGAAGTGCTTGCGTGCATCTCCGCCGTATCCTCCGCCGTTGCCGTCGCTGGTGGTATTGGCGGCGATGGCAAGCCCGCCTCCCGAGAATCCAAGCAGCGCACGGCTGGTTGTGCCGTTGGTGGCTCCCATCATGTAACGGCTCGTCGTCGGGCTGGTGGTCGAGCAATAAGCGTAAAGCGAGAAGCTGTTTTGCGCGGCATCCGCCATATCAAAGGCCGATATGCCGAAGCCTGTCGATCCGTCTCCGGTAATGCCGTTCGCGTCGTGCGTTACCCCGGTTGTCCATGCGCCCGAGTTGGTGACATCAAAGGCGTTTTTCAGATCCTTGCTGTGTGCCGTTGCCGTGCCTCCCGCCACCGGGAGAATGAAATAAGCCTTGCTCCAGAGCGTCCCGGTTCCGTCCACGTTCGACGCTTTCAGTGAGATAGCCAGATCATTCAGAGCGTCGATGATTCCCGGGTCGGAGATGTTGGCGCGGCCTGCGTCGATGAATGCGGACACATCGGAATCCGTAGGGGTCGTTTTCCCTTTGAAAATGTCCCAGTAGAAATAGGTGCCGTCATATTCCCAGTCCAGCCTGTCGGTCATGGCGGCGGTCGTGCTCAGGGCGAATGCGGGATCTTTGATGGAATTGCTTGGTAGGGTAAGTGTCCGCGATCCTGTTGGGTCTTGCTTTACGAATATCCGCCCGCGCATCCCGGCTTCCGCGCCGCTGATAACAAGATTGCAGTTCTGAGTAATCCGCACCTTGGCGACTTGGATCGTTTTGTATTTCGAGCACGTCTGCGTGATCGTCGCGCCATCCGTTAGAGTCACAAAAGCCGGAGCCTTCCCAGTCTCCCAAAGTCCGCTTGCCGACAGCTCGAAATGGGTAGTGCCTTCCGGGTTGCCCTTGGTGTATGTGCCACCGCCGCCCGAGAACCCATCGACGGGGCCGCTCGCCGGGTTTTCGGCAAGGTTGATTCGGAGAATCGTTTCATTGGTGGATGACGATAGCGATGTCGCCTGCATGATGGCGTATCCGGTCGTCTCGGAGCCGCCGTTGTAGCGCTTGGTCTGGAACGTGATCGCCTTGCTGGGCTTGATCGTATCCGCTGCGCTGGACGATCCTGATACGATATGAAGGCATTGGGCATCCCGCGCACTGGCATTGTTCCCGAACTGGACGGGGCCGACCGTAATAAAGGCCATACGCCAGACGCTATCGAAAATCGCCTCTCCGCCGTTGAGGTCATGCCCACGCCAATGCCGGATTGCGAAAGTCGCGGTTCCGGTGGCTGGGTCGCGCCACACCAGTCCCTGCTGGTCTGGAATGTAGATGTTGCCGATGTCCTCAAACGAGGAGGAAAGGTAATTGCCGGATTCGCGGTTGTCGTATGGGCCGGTGATGAAGTCGCCGCTTGCGTCGGCCTGGAATACCTTCGATGCGCCGCCCTCTGTGGAAAGCTGCGATGTCTGGACGGATGTCTCGGTGAGCGCAACCGTTCCCGATGCGTCCGGCAGCAACACGGCGCGGTTTGCAGTCAGTGTCGCAGCGGCTCCGATGGTCTGGCTGTATGCCCCGCGAAGCCACCCGAACAAGCCCGAGACACGGGCAACGAATGAGCGGTTGTCTCCGGTGTCTCCGAACTCAGCGTGGTAGGTTCCTGCGGTGGATGTGAAATGTCCGCCCGATCCGTTCGTTGACGATCCCTCTATGGCGTCGGAATCGAGGGATGTGGCGTCAACTGCCGGAGACGTCGCTCCTCCCGTTGTATTCGCAAACGCAACCTGACCGCCCGCTCCGCGCTTAGCCACGGTGTTTGCGGTTGCCGATGTGGTCGCGTCGGTGATGTCGGCGGATACGTGGGTGTGGGATGCGGTGGCGAAATCCCCGGTGTTGGAGGTTGCTGCGGTTCCTAGTCCGAGGTTGTCGCGGGCTTGTGTTTTCTGCGGGCTTGTTAGGGTCTGCGCCGCGTCATACACCACGGCACGGGCGCGGACGTATGCGTCAGGGTCGGGCATTGCCGATGGCGTGCCTTCGTTTCCCCGGATGATGTCATTGCCCATGATGACGGGGATGACATCGCTTTTGTGCGTCCCGCCGTCGTCGGTGATGACGAGTTGCGCGTAGAGCTTTAGTGAAAAATCCGTGCCAAGCAAATCGGATAGATCCTCCCCGGCGAGTTCAAGCGTGCCGGTGTAGATGTCGCTCGCCTCGGAGAAATCGCCGGGTTCGATGATGGCCAGGGTATCGGTTAGCTCTCCCGGTGTCGCCTTGATTCCGAACGTGACGCTTGCGGTTCCGGTTGCCGTCCATGCCGTGCCGTTATCCTGGATGCTGATGGCCATTTCCCGATCTTCGTCACGCATGAATCTGAGTGATCGCAACGGGCGCAAGCTGCCGGAAGCGTCAACGAACTGGCGAAGGGTGCGGTCGTAGAAATAGTTCATCGGGATTGGAGATTAGGTAATCGGTTGGAAGTAGCAAGTCTGATTGGATCGCAAAGTCAATTTTTAGGGTGGTTCCAACCAGCTTGCGAGCGTCGGATTGTGGGTAAGGACTTGACGAACCACAACAGCATCGCCGCCAACAATATCCACCTTTGCGATTTCGAAGTAAAATGTTGAAGATCCGGTTGGGACGCTTGTTCCGAATGCCAATATCACAGTGTCAGTGGTATCCGGGAACACCCTCATGAGTTGCCCCGTATCCCCATTGGAGTCAGTGATATTAATGTCCGCCGTTGTCGCAAATGATGCGTCAATGTATCCGTAGATTGATCCCGCTCCTGTTACTGTGATGGCCGCCGCCGTTCCGTCGTAATAGTAAAACTCCTTGAGTGTAAGCGATTGCTCCACCCACGAAAGAAGCGATCCAGCAAGAACGTCAACGGTATTGTCGCCGTTGGGAACAACCTTCCACGGATGAAGGTTCGGAAAGTTGAAAGCAAGATCAACCCCGATCTCAATATCCGAATCGTTCTCCGTGATGGATATTCCGGGGCCGTAGGATAGGTATCTGAAGTCCCATCTTCCATCCGTAGCATTCCACTCCTTCATCACCCGCGCCTCTCCCGTGCTTGGTGAGGTTGTCAGGTTCTCCAGTAAGACGGGCTGGAAATGGTCGATATGCCCCGTGTGGAGCTGGTTGCATTTGAGTCTGAACGGATCGGTTTCGCTTTCGTAGTCGTCAACTATTTCCGCAATCCTGATATGCCGCGCTCCCTCCGCTCCGACCTGATCATCTCCGCCGATGAGGCTTGGCGGATCGTCGGTCGGCCATGATGTCGCAGAGTTGAAAGACGCTCCTGTCAATAGCCCATACTCGTCTATGTCTATCGTCACCCATAGCTTGCTGCCTGTTACAACGGCAAGAGGGGCGTCTATTGTCGGCAAATCGGTGATCGCGTATGGCGCTCCTGATTGTCCGCTCGCGTTGTGCTTCGGCACTACGTGGCCGTATTGGGCGAATACTTCCCAGTCCGGCGGATCTTCGTCCGGGTCGCCGGGTTTGGCGATGAGGGTAATGTAAAGCGGGGGCTTGATGCGCTTCTTGATCTTGTCCGGGAGCGGATGGATGATCTCCAGAATCGAACCGTTCGGGCTTTCCTTGATGCGCCCGCCGACAACGGATGTAATGCGGCTGGATCGCAGGTATCGCAATACCTGCCGCGCCCATTCCAGTATCGAGAATCCGTCCCGTGGTTCGTCAGGTAGTTTCATTCCGGTTGCTCCCAAAAGATTTCGTCCTTGTCGTGGAGGATTTTCTTAGCCCCCATCCATTCCTCAACACGCTCCCACCGCGTCCTCTTGCCGACCGTGACATGGCGATCTGCCGTCTTGCGAAACTCGTATCCGGCGGGCTTGCGCGGAAACCCGGCAGGGTCGTCTTTCTGGCCGGCAATTGATTCGGGAGGCGGACCGCCTGTGTAAGTTGATGTCTTTCGAAGGACGGGCGCGAAGTCCTCAAACGTCTCTTGTCCGAGTTCGATTCCACGGGCGAAAAGTTTGGCGTTGTCGCTCAATACTCCGGCGTATGATCCCGGCTCCTTCGGGTCTTCGAAATAGTAGAGCGCCTTGAGTTCCGCAATCGTGGTGATCTTCCACATCTCAAGCTGGGCGATGTCGGATTCAAGTAGCGCCGATCCAGCCCCGCCGCCGATTGCGAACTGCGGGTGTTCATACATGCTGCGCCCTACCAATGCCCATTCAATTTCGAAAGTCTCGCTTTCAAGGGTTCCGTCCTCCTCCGGGCTTTCCGTGATCAGTTCTACTATGATTGTAAGCTCTGAAGTGGAATCAAGCCCATCTGCCGGGATTAGGGAGTGGCTTCGAACCGTCCCTTCAAAATCTCCCCATAATGCACCGATTGCTGGGATGGCCGGTTCCAACGTCGCGGTTGGGCCAACGTATTCAATACGTGTGGTCTTGCCGTTTTCGTTGGTTTCCGGCTTGGGGAATCCAGGCTTACGGTATGCGGATATGCTTTCTGCTGCCATTGGTTAGAAGGTTGCTTCGGGTTCTTTCTGCTCGATTTTTTCAAGGACACGGGCGATCTTTTCCAATACGGTTAGTTGTTTGCCCTGCATGTCCTTTGCGGGGGATGCGGAAAGGGAAAGTCCGCGCCTTTGGTAGTCGTCAAATTCGGGGGTAAATGATCTCGGCTTGCTGATTGTCGACGCTTTTTTTGCAATGCTCGATGCCGGATCAATGTAATCCGGTGAGTTCGCGTATTCGAACATCCGCGCCTTTTCGTAAGCCGCGTCGGCTTCGCGTTGGCGGTTGCGCTCATCCACCGCAGCTTTGTCTTGATTGTCTAGGTCGGCTTGCTCTGCCGCGAATCTCCGGTATGCGTCAATCGGTGTTTCGCCAACTCCCATTTGGGTGAATGAATTAAATAAGGTGGCAAGGAATTTGTTCTGCTTAATTATCGCCCCAGACAATGCGTCACCAAGATTCTTGCCGATGTTTGTAAAGTCGAACCCGTCGATCATCTCCAGTGACGGGATGATATTGCCGATAACTCCCGCCGTGAATCCGGCAAAGAACTGGTCAGACTTATTTGGAAACCTTCCAAGTAAGTCCCCGGCGTGATCCATCTCGCCCGCAAACTCGGCCATGAGTTCCGGCATTTTGCCCAGGCTGCGGTTGATGGAGTCGAGATCCGATCCGTCGAAAACGGCAAGCAGGCTGCCTCCGCTCTTGCCGAAAATATCCATCGCCCTTGCAGCTCGTTCGGTCGGGTTGCGGATTGATTTGATTGCTTGGCCGATCTTGAAAAACTGCTCGTCCGGCTCCATCATCATCAGCTTTTCCGCACTGAGTCCGATCTTGGCGAATGGGTCTGATGTGCTACCCTCATCTTTGGATGCTGCGGCGATTGCCTTCTGCATCTTGTTGATGTCCTTGCCTGCCGCCGACGCTTCCTTGCCGTTGTCCTTGTAGGCTTGTTGGATGCGCATCAGATCGTCAATGGCGACGCCGGTCTGGGCTGACAGGTCGGTGAGTTCGCCGCCCATATCAATCGTGCGCTTCACGCCAACGGCTAATCCGGCTGCAAGAGCGGATCCTGCCATCGCCCCATATTTCACAGCCGCTGATCCGAACGCTTTTAGTCTCGCGCCCGCCACCTTCATCCCGGCAACGAATTTCTTATCTCGAAGAGTCAACTCCGCGAAAATGCCGCCGATACTGGATGATCTTGCCATTTATTTGTTTCGTTTCTGGGCTTGAATTGCGGCGACTTGCGCCATTGCTTTTACTAGGTTGACTTGTCCTTTCGTGCTTCTCTTCTTGGTCGGTATGAAGTCATCGTGTCGTGGTTTCCTGCCGTTGATTTTCACTCCGTGAATCAGGCAATGGTTGAGCATGTCCGATGCTATATCGGATAGCTCCCGTTGCCGTTTTTTCTCCCATGCCTTTAGATACGCTTCGCATTGCTCCGGGTGGGATTGGTTCCATTCATCCGCCTTTATTCCGAGTTCGATCCGGGCGAAGGCGATTTCGTCAAACTCCTTTTTTTTTCAGCGTCAACCGCCATCTCGCCGTAGAGCTTCGCCAGTGCCTCGCCAAGCTGTAGCCCTTCGGTTTCCTGGTCGATTGCTACAAACAAATCTTCCGGCGTGGTATATGCCGTCAACTCGGCGGGGGGGAGGAAAGCCCAAAGGAGCTTGCAAGCTGCCGCGTCCCGCGTGCGTGCACCTGTAAGCTCCCTCTGCGTGGGATGTCCACCGATCAGGCTCAAGCGGTAGTGAAACCGCTTGGCCGTCTCCTGCGTCCATCTCAGGGCGATTTCCCGCCCGCCGATCTTTACGGGGAATTCCATGGATTAGGCGGCGATGACTACTGCTCCGGTGATTTTGCACGAGCATGAAAAGTCAACCGTATCGTCGAGAGGGTTCGACAGGTTGAACGCGCCGATGATCGCGGATAAGGTCGCGGTGGAGTCGCCGGAATCGTTGTATGTGACAACAAACGCGGCGGTGTCGCCGGTTCCTGCAATCAGTGCCAGCTGCCCGCCGTCGGCAATGTCGTATTTACCGGAGAGTTCAAGCGTGCCGTAATCGACAAGCCCGCCGACGAAGGTGTGAGCGGCTGATCCTTGTGTGGTGGTTTGGATGTTGTTCACATCGCCGCCGCTGATATTGACATCGACAAGCCCGCCGATTGCGGTTCCGCCGACGGTGACTGTTACGCCGTTTGATTTAGTAGCCATGGTATTGTTCTTTCTGTTTTAGGAGTTGGTTTTGCAAGATGCGCGGAGTTCCAAGGTTTCGGCAAACAGGTTCGTTTCTTGATCCCGTTGGCTCGATTCATTGGAAAATGACAGCCAGCACTCGGACGCACCGGGGAGAGTGAATCCCTCCAATGCTGCGCGGAGTTTTGCGGCGAGGTTGACTGCGGCGATCCGTGAGGTATGCCAGCAGTCGAATTGTAAGAGAGGGTGTATGATGTCCCGCGTCCCGTCGTGGGCGGTGGTGCCACCGCTGGAAATCACGTTCCAGACGATAAACGGTGCGGCTGCGGCTCCCGGTGCTACGTCGGGATATACACGCGTTCCCACCAATGCCGCAACTGCGGTATCGGCAATGATCGCTTCATATATGTCCTCTTGGTAGCTCATGCTGCGTTTGCTTTTTTGGCGAGTCGGCGGGCGGTGCGGTGAAGGTATTTTTCCAATCCGTCGCTCATCGCTTTGAGTGTTTCGCCCTTGGCAGAATCAATGGCTGGGCGGATGAATGGTTGTGGGCGGCTGTGGCGTGATCCACGCTCGACAAGGTGGGAATAATACCGCGGGTCTTTGAATGTCTCTACCATGGTTCCTGCTTTTGCGGCGACGATCTTTCCGAGCTTGCGGCTTTTTGCTACGAGGTCTTGACGTAGTTTTCGCTTACCCATCGAAACCCTGAATCCGCTACGTGCGCCGATGCGAGCGGATACAACGCTTCCTACTTTTTTGACGTTCACTCCGATTGACTTTTTCAGGAGTCCGGCAGCCTTGCCTTTTCCTACTGGCGCTTTCCGTTTTGCAGCGCGGGCAATAGGTCGCGCTCCAGCTGCAAGAACTGCTTTCTCTGCCGACTTCAAAAACTGTGGCGGAAGATTGTGGATTGTCTTCCTTAGTTCTTTTATGCCTCTGACATTTATGGAGATCATGTGATTGATTGGTTCCAAACTGCGGTGATGAGGAGGCGGTTTGATCTGCCCATCTCCTCTTGAATGTGGCGGATGTCGTAAATCTTGGATTGGTAGGAAACGCGGTGTGTATTGCTGGCGATTCCCGTCCGGTATCGGATGCGGAATTGCCTTGTCTCTTGGCTGCGGTCTGCGTCGGCGATGGCGGATTCGTTGCCTGCTTGCCGAGGGATTTCCGCCCATACGGAAAACTGATCTTCCCATGTTTCGGTAACGCCTCCAACTGCGTCACGCGTAACCACGGAACGCTGGATGATAATCCGCCGATCCATTGCGCCAGGGTTCATCCGACATGCCCCCTTTCGCGGTGATGGTTAAGCAGGGCGTGGAGTGTCTGTGGGATGGGCATAAGGTTGACGGGCGCGACTGGTAGGCGGTTTTCATACCAGTTGGCCGCAAGCAACTTGATGGCGTGGCGAAGGCTTGGGGATACGTCCGATGCGTCGGCATGTCCGGCGATAAACTCGATCTGGACCGCATCAGGGCGGGTCGTGTTGAGGTCGGGGAAATCGTAGGCAGAAGCGAATACAACGCCTCCCGGTTGGTACGCGGTGATCACCGAATAGCTGCCGGATGAAACGGTGGTGAGCGAGCTTGCGTCCTCGGTAATGTATTTCACCGACGAGACGGAAATAAGCGGGGTCTTTTCGAGTTGGATGAAATATCCATCGCCGCTTACCGCTTTGATGTCATCCCATGTTGGCGAGGTCAGGCGATACGTTGCCGACAAGGTGCATTTGCCTGTGATGTTTTCAACGTATTCGCGGGCTGCTGCGATTAGGTCAAGTAGGTAAAGCTCATCCTCGTCCGAATCCACGCGCAGATGCTCGGCAAGCTCGTCGTAAGAGACGGGGCTGGCCGATGCGGTAACGAGTGAGTATTTCGGGCGGATGGACATTTACTTGGCTTTCTTGCGGGCTTGCGGGCGTGGCATTGAGGCGGTTTCCGGCGTTTCGATCACCGCTGATTCAATGATCGGCTTTTCGGCGGGCGGTGAGTAAGGCTCCGCGCACCGATTTGATACCAGTTCCCCGGCAACCTTCGGGGAGAAGGATGCGATTTCGCCAAGGTAATACGGCTTTGCTTCCGCGAAACAGTTCTTGGTCATCTTTACAAATACTCGTCCGTCGTTTTGCATGGTGTGCGTTTGGTTGTGGAATTTAAGGGTCATGCCCATGATCTTCGCCGCGTCGATAGCCGCGCTCCTGATTGCGTCGTAGTCCTTCGCGTGGTCTTGCCTGAGTCGGGTTCTCCAGATGTATCCGGGCGCGTGCTGCCCTCCACCGTCGATGCCGACAAGGTGAAGTTCGCGGATTCCCATGATGCGGATGATTTGCAACGCGCTGCCAAGCGTGCCTCTCCTGATCGAAAGGCATTCAGCGAGTTTGTGAGGTGGATATGTGAGGCGTTCATCCTCGCTATCGTCCTTGAAGGTGACGACTTCGCAAGCAACTGCCCCCGGTTTTGTTGAGTCGTATTCGTGCAGGCAGCGGGATGGCTGGAAAAGGATATGATGCGGCTCGTATGCGTCTGACCACTTGGCAACGCCGTCATTAGCGAAACCATAAGCACAATCAGGAATGTGAGCGATGACATCATTTATTGCGAACCGGATTGATCCGGCGGTTTTGAAATCGAATGTGGAAAGGGATGGCCCCTTGCCGAATATCCATGCTGTTTCCCCTTCGTGCTTTCCTAGAAAGTCTGAGAGTTGCCGCATGGGTTGTTTTTCTTTTGGGTGAATCCTAGCGGGAGGGATTGAACCTCCCGCTAGGACAACATTAACACGATCCAAGGAGAGGATTATGCTGTTAGGGCATCCAACATGGCACTGAAACTTTGAGCGCGGCGAACGCCGGCGTCGTAGTATGTGCTGGCAACGAGCGTGCGGTATCCCGCCTTTGCGTTGGTTGTGTCACGGACAAGCTCCAAGCTCATTCCACCCCAGTATCCAACGATGAAATCCCCGGCATTGCCAAAGAAGATCGCGGAGCTGAGGGATTGGTTGCCCTTGGTGAGGTCGCTGCGGATCGCATTGGTGATGCTGGTCGCGTAACCGTTGAGCGGAGCTTCTGGCGTGCGGACATCCCATACCTTGACGGAATCCGTCGAAGAGGTGTTGAGAGTCTTTTTCAGCTTGCCGCGAACCTTGGCGTTGGTGAAGTAGCGAACCGCGCCATCAAGGGCGTTGTCGATTGCCACTTCGGTTTCAAGGTCAACAATGTCGCTCCAGTCCGGCGCAGCACCGTTGGTTCCGCCGACAACCGATCCAATGCCGGAAGTCGCGGCGATACCGGTAGGTTCGCTGGTTCCGGTGCCGTGGAAGAATGCCTTTTCCTTAACCGCGTTCATGGACTTCATGATTTCGCTGCCTACGAATGTTTCGATGTTCTCAGGGGTTTGAGCCATGAGTTGATCGGAAATATCGCAGTAACCAGGAAGACGCTTTGGCGTCAGGTTTAGGTCGGTGAAGGTTCCGGCAACGTCGCCTGCGGCTTCGTTTTCGGTTTTTTTCACGGGTGCGGTTCCTTGCACATAACGTGGGATGTCGAGGTTGTTGACGAGTCCGGTGAATACAAGTGCTCCGTTCTGTTCAAGGACAGACGAGTTGTAAAAGTCACCGATCAATCCTTGCTTGCTGGTTGCCACAAGTGCGCCGCCGTATTGGTCGGTGGTGCCTCCGGTGACAGACAGCGTAGCGCGTTGCTCGCGGCTGCGCATGAGGATGGATGGCAGGGAAATGCCGGAAATGTTCAGTCCTGCGGTGCGGGCTTCGCGCTCGCCTTCCTGAATCATCTCAGCTTCCACGCCGTCAATCTGGCCGGGATTGCCTTTGAATGCGCGGTCAAGGTGGCGAACGATCTTGCCAAGGGAAAACTTGGCAACGTCGCGCTCTTCCTGCTTGCTGAACTGAATCGGCTTGCTGCCTTCAAGGGCAAGCTGGCGAAGTTCGGACTCGATGGTTACGGCAAGACCGTCGATTTCCCCTTGCAGGGCTTCGATCTTGTTGGCTTCGTCGCCGGTGAGGGCGCGTGCTTCCCCTGCTTCCGTTTTGGCGGAATCAAGGATGGTGCGGGCTTGCTTGATGAGGCCGCCGCGTGTTTCTTGTAGCGTTTTCAGCTTGTTCATATGCGTGTGGTGGTATTTGGTCAGTTGGTGGCCTCGGTTTGGTAAAGCCCAAGAACCGGGTGCCAACGGTTCTCAGGAGATTTTTCGGGTTCCGGTTCTGGCTCCGGTTCGGGTGAAATTTGCAAGGCCGCTTCCATGCTGCGGAGTGCAACGGATGTATCCAAGTATGCGGGATAAGTGACGGGGGAAACGTCGAATAGACGGGCAAAGCTGCGGATCGTTCGGAGAACGGTCGTCTTTGCTCCGTCGCGTTTCTCTTCCCACTTCTGTCCTTCGTCCGTAACGGAAAACCCGAATGAAGATTGATCGACATCGCCACGGCGAATGCTTTCTAGGAGGTCGTCCCCGGCTCGCGTCTGTGGCGCGTCGAACTCATACCATAGCCCCGTCTCGTCGGTTCCGATGCGGAGCGTATCACCTTCCATGCCGCGCGAACGGGCGAGGATTTGCGAAGGGTCGTGATTGAACAGGGCGCGAACGTCATCCTTCAAGACTGGATCAAATGCGCCTTGCTCGATGATTTCGTAAAACTCCCAATCCACGCCTCCGAGGTTCTGCGAGCGTTGGCCATACTTCGCAGCGTAGCCACGGACGGTGCGGCTGGGTGTTCCGTCCGTGGCGTTAGCGCGGATTTCCAAGGAGCTAGGCATAAACCTACGCTCCGTGGTGTTTGGTTGTGTGGGTGGAGTTTTCATGCTTCAACGGCAATGATTTGGATTCTGACAGCGGCGGTGTTCGCCTGGGCGTAAAGGGTTGCGGATGCCGGCGTGAAATACATTGATTTCCCAGCGAGTAGCTTAACCTTGAAAACGGTTAGCCCTGAATCGCCACCAAACTCGACGTAGTTTGTCGCGTCTATGTTTGTGATCATTACGGCTTGCGGTGCGCCGGAAATCTCCCCGAATGAAACCGTTTCGGCGGTGGTGCCGATTGATTGGGTGGTCTGGATCAGGTCGTCCCCGGCCATGTCAGACCGCCCGGAAACGGAGTGCGCAACCTTTGCTCCGCCTTTCGTGGCGTTTAGCTGCAATGAGTAGTATAATTCGTTGGCCATTATTCTTCGGGTGGTTGTGGTGGCGTTGCGGATGAAACCGCGCCTCCGGTGTTGTTGAGCGGAAGTGTGTAATCCTCGCCAATTGCATCGTTATCGAGGTCGTTCATCTCCATCAGGTTCCTGATTTCGTTGATGTTCATCACTCCGATTGAGCGCATCTTGCTGTAAAATTCAGCTTGCGCGGCCAATGCGACTTGCATCAGCGCGGCGCGGGAAAACTTAAAGTATAGTCCTGCGCGTCGTTCCGGCGTGGTGAGCAAGGTATAGTTTAACGATTGCTCCCAAGCGATGAGGTGCGGATTGAGTGAATACGAAAGAAAGCCGAGGTTTTGCTGCTCGATCCCACTGCCCCAAGTGGTGCTTGCGGTGCTGTCTCCGATGAGGAAAGACGGAATACGGAAGGCGCGGGCGATTTCCTGAATCTCGAAACGGCGGGACTCCAGGAACTGAGCATCCGTCATGGTCATTCCGTTCGTTTGCTGATACTTCCAGTCTCCCCAAAGGATAGGAGTCTTGCCCTTGTTGTTGCCGTTGACGTAGCTTTTTTCCCACTCTTCCCGTGCATCCTTGATTTGATCCGCCTTCATTTCCTGCGGACTGGTTAGAACTCCGGGGAAGTTGGTTCCGTTCTTGACGAGGTTTCCAGCGGCTTGGGATTGGGCAATGGAAGTCCCGATGGGATTGCGGAGAAGATGGATGGGAGAGCATCCTTTAACGCCGTCTAACGAAAGGCTGTTGCGAACGTAAAGGACATCATATCGGGTGAGCGGCTGGCGAACACCTTCCACTTGGAAAAGGAGCATCCGCTGATTGGCGACTTTCTGCGGCTCGACATTGTGCGGGCAAAGCCACTCCAGTTCCATCGGGGTTCCGTCCCCGGCGCGGTGGACTCGCGCGTATCCGTTGCCGTTGAAACCTTTCCCCGTCTCCATGAGCTGGCGTAGCTCAAAGGAGGTGTGCATGTCTCCCGGCGAATCGACAACAAACGCGGCGGGGTGGTCGGGGACTTCCTCGCGGCCAGCCGGGGTTTTGCGGTAGAGTTTGATCGGGAGTGATCCAATCATGTCGGCCAGCAATCCTACGCACGCGGTTACCGCCGATACGCTCGACGCGGTTTTTTCCGTGACGGTTACGCCTGCCCCATTGCTTTGGTCGAGGATCAGGCTCAATTTCCCCGTCAAACTGTCGGGATGAGCGCGTGTTTCGGCCTGATCGCGGCGATTTGGCAGCGATTTGCCAACCATTCGCGGCTCCGAGATCACCCGAAGTTGTGGCTTTTTGCGGTTGGCGAGTCCGAACACGGACAACCAAATACGCTAATGGACAAAAACTGTCCATCTTTTTGGACAAAAATTGTCCATTTTCTTTCTATGCGGGCTTTCTTACCCACCAAGACGGGTGTTTTCCGTCGTCAATTATGGACAATTCCAGCCCATGACGGACGCAAAAAGCGTCAACTGCGTCCACCGTCGGCTGGTATTCGGGGCAGTAATCATGCCCTGCGAAGATTCCGCCAGGCTTTACGACGGGATACCAGTCCTCAAGCGTTTGCCCGCCTTCCTGCCCGGTGTGCGCGTAGCCGTCGCAATAAACCATGTCCGCGTATCCGTGCGGAAAGATCGGCAACGCCTCGGTAAAGGTCATGCGGTGAAATCCCACCCTGTCCCGCCATTGCCACAAGTCTGACATGGCAAGCTGCATTTCCGCTTCATCGTGGTGATCGCTCCACCTGTCGATCCCGATGTAATACATGGACGGGTTGGCGGCGAGCATCTCAGCGGCGAATTTCCCGGCAGCTACGCCAAGCTCGATGACGAGTCCGCCTGATGGGATGAGGGTTACTAGTTCTGCGCGGGTTGTTGGGGTCATGGTTTTTGTAATTTATATTTTTGCTTCCCCATTCTCATCCTAGTGCTCCAGACGGCTTTGCGTGATCTTCCTGTTTCTTTCCCGATAGCTGAATCTGTTTTGTTCCAGTCGATTTCGCTCCATTTGTCCATCATCGCTGATTTTTTTAAATGGATTGCAAATACAGTATTAGGCGCGTATTTCCTTCTTGCTTTTGAAACCGTTGATTGAGCGATTCCAAGTTGCGCAGCAATTAAATCTGTTGGTTGATCCCAGTTGATGAGGTGCCACGCGTGTTTGGTTTTATGTAATTCGCCGTTTTTGTTGTATTTCATATCTTAGTGTTCTTGTTAATTTACTCTAAATCCTAAATTCCTTAGGAGGGTTTGAATCCAAAAAGCAGCCTCTTACAATTTGTTCGGAGTCAGATTCGCGAACCATAACTGGCCGTTTCGGAATTTCGCTCTTCCTCGCGGATGGGATGAACCACTTCGCGCTCGGGGTGATAGGCTGCAATCATTGCCCGACGAGCTTCCTAGAATCCATGAGGCTTGCGCCCCTTTGCCTCTTGAGGGAAGGTTTCCCATCCGATTTAAGGCATGTCCGGTAAAGGAGTAAGCCCTGAGCGGGAGAGTGGAATACCGCTTCAGGGCTTTCAGCATTACTGCTGGGGAGAAACTTTTGACGATTGATTCCACTCTCGCGTCGGGGAAAGACAACCACCAATATGGACTTCCCGCAAGCATTATTTTCACCCAAACGAAAACCCGTGCCTGATTACCGGCTCCGCTGGCCTTGTCATCGCCCTTCCCAGCGCAAAGATCGTGGAAACAACCGGGTCAATCTTGCTGCGGTTGTCCTCTTTGTTCGGATAGACATTCTCCTTTTTGTCCTCCTTCGCCGTCACGTTGCTGATCGCCCATGAAAGTATCGGGTCGCCGTTGTGGATAATCCGCTTGGAACGGATCAAGGCATCAAGCTCCTTCATCGGTTCGCTCATGGTCAACATCACGTTGCGGTATTCGATCACGGGGATGTTTCGTTTCTGCATCTCCGCGAAAATCCCCCACGCTCTGTTAGGGTCGCAGGCTACTTCGTCAACTTTGTATTTCTTTACCAACTCTTCCGCGTCATCCAGGAACGTCTCCGCATCCCATACATCACCCGGCGTTTCGGTCAACCATCCTGCCCGTTTCCAAGTCTTGTAATGCTGGTTTTCCGGTAACTCAATCGTCGCTTCCGGCAGGTAGTATTTCCCAAACAAGGCATACCGCTTTTCCGGCAAAATGAATAGCTGCATCATGGCCACGAGATCGTGCTTGCTGGCAAAGTCCGCGCCAATGATGCACGGGTATTC